TTACCGCTTAAGCGGCGCCTTTGAGCTCGCACCCAACAGTTGGGCAAGCATGTTGCGAAACGGAGCCGCGGGATCTGCCTGGTTATTTGCCTTGAAGAGGCCAAAATGCTCGGCCAACAATTCCAATGCTTTCAAGCGGCTAGGCGTCTTCAACTCAATCCCATTGCGTGTTTGCCTTACCCCTTCAAATAGAGCCAATTCATCTGGCCCTAGATTTGCGCTATCGGCATACCAAACATAGCGAATGCCCAGACCATCGCATTCCGGGCAATTGGGGTCTGGACGCGCAGTGAGCCTGTATCCAAAACCGCCCGAGGCGAGCGGAACCTTACGTCCTTCAGCCTGCGCAGAATCACAGGCTTCACGGTATTCGCGCGCGCTACGCCAATGAAACTCATGGCTCTTCCCCCAACAGTAACGACAAGCACCAAGGTGTAAAGCCATGAGATTACGGCGGTCCGCAAAAGCAATCCGTGCGAGTTGCCGTATAACGTCATCTCCACTCAGCTTGAGTCGCGCTGAACGCTCTGCCTTCAACACGTTGATCTGAGCCATCACGCGCGGATCCTTGAGCAAACGGCTGGCCTGTTGATCTGCATTGGCACGTGCGTAACCCGCGCGGATTGCGGCCTGCGTCGCGTTCAGATCAATCAGATATTCCTGACAAAAGCGCTGCTGGCGCGGGTTTACTGGGCGAACCAGTGAGTTTGGCAATGAAGAGGGCAATGCCATGTTCAAACCTCAGCTTGAGAAGCCAAATGGGATTTCGACATGGTAAACGATCCAGAGCGTAACCTTGACAAACCTTGGCTTTTTTCAGCTTTCTGGGACTCGACTTGTAAAAGCCGTGCTATTGCGAAACGCGCGTTGCGGCCTGCCGTACCTGAAATCGCGCCCTGAGCCGCGTCATATCTGCCATCAACCTGTGAGCCGCCGAAAGATCGACCGCGCACCGGCTTTTCACGGTTGTTGATCAGCTTCCCGCGAAAAAATCTTTGTGATGGCTCACCTTTTCCGAGATAGGCCGCCAAGAAATACCCTTGACGCGCTTTGCGGGTATCACGGGCCAAATGCCATGAACCAATTTCACCACAGGCGAATTCGCCTTCCGTGACCTTGTCAGCTGCACGAACATGATCAGCTTCGGACTCATAGGTGATTTTGGCGATGTATGCTGCAAGTTCGCGCTGGTATTTTTCTGATGCATGCAACGCCAAATGCCAATGCTCACCGGCAGGCCCCGCGGACTCACGTACCCATATGTAAAATGGCGGAAGATCGCGACGGGTCATCCATTTCCGCAAAAGCTCCATGAGATAAGAAATCCGCTGTGGGATATGCTGACAACGCAGTGGGTTCACGTCCTCGGCACAAAACAGGCTTTGCCAGCGCAAAGTGAGAAGCGTGTCGAGCGGATGGTTTAGACGGGCAGCGACACGCGCAGCTTCAAGAAACCGGCGCTGAGTACCGATTGGCAGCTCATCGGTCTGATGCGCCAAAGGAGGCTTATACGCCAGATGATCCGCGCAAGCTGAATATATGGTCGAGTTCCGTTTAACCGCGATTTCAGTGAATGTCGCAGGATCAAAAAATGGCACAGGCAAGACTTCTGTCTTGCCGCGATAAATTGGCTTAAGCGCTGCTTCTTCAGTCATTTCCGCCCCCCTCGAAGAGCGCCCGAATATCATCGACGCGCCAAACCGTGGTGCGCGGTCCAAGCTTCAATGGTTGTGGGAAACGACCTGTGCGTACACCTGCCCACCAAGTCGATTTTGACACAGGGATCGGGCCCTCAGGCGCCAATATGGCCGAAAGCCGGACGAGACCGCTTTGTGGAAAGTTCATCTGTGATCACCTTCGTGCATTATTGTCCAATGGCGGACAAGGCGACCCTGGCGGATTCACAGTAAGTTGAGGCAGATTAGCTTTTCAGGAAGACGAATAGCCGCATCGCATTGATATCATTAATACTTATCAGCACTATTCGGTTAACGCCTTACGTTATTCGGGCTTCCAGTCCTTTGGCAGGAACTGTTTGCCGAGTCTAAGATATTTTCGAACCGTGTCGGTTGTCACTTCGAGGCCTAGCAGCGCACAGATCCCTTCGATCTCCTTTGGCAATTTGCTACGTGAAGCGTCCGGATCATATCCATAAGCATCAATCGCGATTGCAGTGAGAAGCTTCGCCATGGAGTTGCGTTCTCTTTGGTCAAGAACTTGTTTCTGATCTAACGCCTCTGAGACCGGAGCCAAGATGCGCCCGCTATCTTCCGGCGCGGCAAAGCGGGTCCTCAACGTGGCGCGAAATGCAGGATCTACGCAAATCGCAACTTCCTCAATCCACGCATGGAAGTCCGTCAAATTTATCTGCGCTTCCGGGGCCACCGGATCACAGCCCATCGCGTTAGCGATAAGTTCGTAACGGTCCTCGAGGAAAAGCAGTACTTCGTCCGCTTCTTCCGAACGCCCATAGCTCTGGCAGATGATATCATAGCTTGCCTCCCGAGGATCACGACCAAGGCTCAAGAAAACGGCCTGTTCAAGCGTTACACTTCGAAAGGCACTCCAATAGTCTAAGTCGATTTGCTTTCCCGCAATCGCCCAAGCACCCAAGAAATCCTGCGGCAGCCTTACCTTAAGATCATCTATCTCATGGAATAATTCTGCAAAACGGCCTTGCGGATCGAAGAGGGGGTTGAGCCTGGGCGCATCACTTGCAAAGGGTATCGACCGAAGCTCTTCAAGAGATAGAAGTGCGAGCCTTCGTGCGAGTTTGTCGCGCAATGCCGCACGTTCTGCCTCAAAACGGTCGTACACCTCCGGAAAGGCTGGACCAACAGACTGGAAGGAGACTGGCCGCGCCCAAAGGGCAACTTCGCCAAGTGCGGCTTCTATCAACTCAGCACTTGGATCAGCCTTTGTCATCTCTGGCATGATCTTCTCCCGCTTTGTTTGCACATTCACGCGCTGGTTCGAAGGGTTTCGAGATAGTCCGCCCACCACTGGGCTAGACGCACGCGCTCATCCCAATGTTCGCCACGGGCATAGGCGCGCCGGACATCATTTTGCTCGATGTGCGCCAAGGCCCGCTCAATCGCATCCGGGTTCCAAAGACCGCTTTCGTTTGCGAGCGTCGAGAAACTGGCGCGAAACCCGTGGGAGGTCATCTCGTCTGCGCCAAACCCCATGCGCCGCAATGCGGTGTTCAGGGTGTTCTCGCTCATTACGCGCCGGGGAGAAACCAGCGAGGGGAGCAAAAAGCCTGTCCACCCCGTCAACTCTCGCAATTCATGCAACAACCTAACGGCCCGATCCGATAAAGGGATGCGATGCGGGCGACGCATTTTCATCCGTTCGGCTGGGATCGCCCAAATCCGTGCATCAAGATCAATCTCTTCCCAGCGCGCCTGACGCAATTCGCCTGGACGCGGCACCATTAGAGCAAGAAGCTCAAGCGCAATTTTCGTGACCCGCTGCCCCGTGTAAGTCTCAATTGCCCGCATCAACCCACCCAGCGCCTGCGGATCAATGATCGCCGCTCGCGGCTTCGCTTTAGGCCGAACGAGTGCATCACGAAGCGCGTAGGTTGGGTCCGTCTCAGCAACACCATTCGCAACAGCATAGCGAAACACAGCGCTGATTTTGGCGCGCAAACGCTTGGCAGTTTCATAGTTACCCTTCGCCTCAACTTTGCGCAAACACCGCAAAATCATTTGGGCCGATATTTCAGACATCGGTTTCGCGCCAAAATCGGCAATAGCCATCGCAAGAAGCCACTCATTCTTTGCCAAAGTGGTCGAGGCAAGTCCCTCCTTCCGCGTCTTCTCAAGAAAGGCTTGCGCCTGGGTCTCAAAGGTTACCCCGCGACGCTCGAGTTCCGCACGCTTACGTTCTTGCTTTGCTGCACTCGGGTCCCTCCCATTGGCGACCATGGATCGCGCCTCATCGCGTGCAAGCCGCGCCTGAGCTAGGCCGATTTCCGGGTAACGGCCGATTGAAAGAAGTTTTTCTTTGCCATCAATGCGGTATTTGAATTGCCACAGACGTGCGCCGGTGGGTTTGACCAACACGAACAATCCATCAAAGTCCGAGACTTTGTAGGATCTATCGCGTGGCTTCAGGTTTCGAATCGTGACATCGGAAAGCGGCATCTGGGGGTATCGCCTCTCGGGTGCTTTTCCCGATACCCCCACCCATACCCCCAAACCGGAGGGATCTTAGCGGATCACGTTGGAGCGCATCGGTGTAGGGGGGGACTACCTTTGGCAGAAAGGCGGACAGGGCACAGAACGCCCCATAACAGCCCGAAAACATAAGGAATAAAGGGCCATAGCGGGCGAAAGACGACCCAAAAGAAATGCAAGTTATGGCAGAAGAATAGGGAGAAAACTTGCATTTGGACCGCATTCTCTGTCGAAACGACGGCGAGCGCAGCGCAAAGTCGCGCAAGAGATAACGTATTGAGAGAACAACCTTATAAGGCCATCAGGGAAAGCCTAGAGCCGCAAACAACCATCCGAGTTCGTCGGGACCAATGGCAGAAACTCGGATGATGCGTCCGAGTTTTGCGCGGTGCATCCGAGTTTCGCAAATCTCCAATAAAATAAGGGCAATCTGCCCGCGAAGGCGCGGATAGTGCCGCCACGAAACTCGGATGGTCGAAAAGTGTCAGGATCGAGGCCCACGCGCCGATCCTGACGGCGACACGCTGAGCCAACAGGCGCTTGTTGGAGATTAGACTGCAAGCTAGCATTACAGGGGATATTTCCCGGATAAGGTCTAGGTCATGAGATATTTGATGACTGTCGCGATATTGGCGCTGGCTCCGGCCCTAGCTCAGGCACAGGATGGCAGAGCACTATGCGATGCCACCGCAAAAATGCTGAAAAGATCAGTCGATGCGACAGTGGAGCAGGCGCAACAAGTGAACGTGCAGAGAGTTGAAGTGAGCTTGTGGTTTGACGTCCCGCCCACGCGGCGAGACGAGCTAGAAGACTTCATCGACAAGCTGATGGAGCGCCAATTCGCTGAAATTGACCAGATGATGGAAGATGGCAAACTGATCCTGTCCATCTGCCAGGGGCACTGAGGACAGCGATCAAGCGGTTAGATCGGGCCAATCCGGATGCGCGCGTGCGGCGTCACGTCTGGTGTAGGTACGATAGTCGCACCCGCATCTTTCACACTCGCACCCATCCAAAGGAAACGGCAGCAATTCGTCGACGCGCAGCCATCGCCCGAACAACTTGAGGGCGCCATCGCACAGCGGATCTGGCCCCAAGCTCTGAAGCGTGACATGCGTGCGACTGCCATTCGACACTGCGTCGCGAATCTGCCCGACGCGATACTCCGACTGGACCCGAGAGATCACGTAGCGCGTCAAAACCCAAAGCATCTGTCCCTCGATGCGATCCGTTGTTGCTGCAGGGATGCGTTTTCCACGTACTGCCATCTCAACAAGTTCAGCGACTTCTAGCTCCGAAAAATCGTGCCTCAACACGCACTGCGTCAAAGCCTCTCGGACCATGGGCATGATATCGACACTCTGGCCGAAACCGATGACATCGACAAAGTAGCTACCCTGTCCGCTCACGGTGTCCTCCCAAAATAAACCACTCGGCCAACGACGCGGAGTTGGTCGACGGAGTCAGCCCCGAAGATTTCGACCGGATAGCCTTCCTCTGCGTTGTCTGAGACGAGTTCGAGGCGGCCGTCGAGACGCCAGCGGGCGCGCTTGACCAATAGACGGTCTGACACGTTGAAGACGTAGATGCAGCCATGCTCGACCTCGCGCTGGCTGTGATCGACGACGAGAAGCGCGCCGTCGGGGATGGTCGGCTTCATCGAAGTTCCGCGCGCCCAGATGACCGAGCAGTGATCCGGCCTCGCGCCCTGATTGGAGAGGAAGCGGCGAGTGAAAGCTACCACACCATCGGCCTGCTCTGAGACCGGGACAGCTCCCGGCCCGGCCGAGGCCTGCACATCGTTGTAAATTGGCAATTTGACAAAATCCGGTTGGTTGAAATCCATGATTGGCTGAACTGGGTTTGGCTCTCCGTCAGTATTCTTGCCTCGAGACACATGATCCCCGCCCCGCAACTTCATGAGTTTTCGATTTGACGCAAGCAGATCGGTCACAGTTTCGATCTCACGGCTCAACTCAAGTGCAGCCGACGCGGACATATTTGTCCTATCAGCATTGCGAAGAGCCTTCAGCTCGCGATCATAGAATGCTTCGACATAGCGACCATCGCTGTCCGATACGGGGCGTCCTGAGGCAAGCCATTCGTAGCTCGCGCCCGATAGCGCTACGACATCACGAAGCACGCTGAACGGCGGCTCTGCACCGCCAAAATACCTCTTTAACTGCTTGTTAGATTTGCCAGTTTTCTTCGCAATAGCGTCTATCCCAACAACATCAGACACCGCCGCCAGCCGAGCGCCGAGGTCGGCCTCGCGGTTCACGTCTGGTGGCGTGTTGTCATCTGATTGGTGGTCAAAAAAGAACATCCGCCAATTCAGACAAATCTGTCCTTTACATGGGACAGATTTGTCCTTACTCCTTTTCATATGCAGACGACTAAAGCCGCCTGCGATTGCAACAAGTGACACTGAAAAAAGCCGATGCGCCAACATCGACTTTCAACAGGAGGCCAACCAGATGAGTAAAATCTGGACGAAAGCCCAGATCAAATGTGCCCTAGAAGAAGCGGGCATGACCCTGACGGGTCTTGCCGAGCTCGCGGGCATCAATCCGAGCCAGATGCGGTCCGTTTGGAGCCGCCCTTCGCGCCCAGCCGAAAAGGCTATCGCCGAATTTCTCGACGTGCCCGCGGCGGAACTTTTTCCGACTCGTTATCCCATTCGGAAGTCCTCGCTCCTTTCTGCCGAGAATGAGGCCCGGATCGCAAGGGAAAAGGCGGCGCGTCTTTCTGACAAAGGAGCCGCCGCATGAACCCGATTTCGTCCAAAGACCGCCCCCTTCTTGACGGGTCTGCCGAGGGTTTTCGGCGCTCGGCGGGTGATCTGGGGGAAGTGATCGCGATCCTGTCGGGCGGTGTGCGCCCTGATGATTGGACCCGCTCACGGCTCGCGCAGAGCCTGCGCCAGTTGCAAACCTTCTTGATTGCCGAGGCGCATGAGCAAGAGGGCCGCAAGGCCGTGAGCGAAGACGCGGCACTGCGCGCGGCGGTGGCCACGATGATGGCCCGGCCTGTGAGCGTGGCGATGCCGGTCTCGGGGATGGGGCCGATCACGGAGGTGGGCCATGCTGTCTAATCTCGTGCATCAATTCGCGCAGTTTTCGAGCGCGATCCGGCCTGCGCGCTTCGCAAGCGGTTGGTGGATCATCATTGCCATGACTTTCGGTCTGACGTTTTGGGTGCGGCTCGTTCACCTGATCGTAGGGTGGCTGCAATGATGGTTCGTCATTTCCACAGTGGTCCCCGCCCGACGATCAAACGCCATGCCGCAGCTGTGGCGCTGGCAAAACGTCTTGAAAGCGAGCCTGCCAGTGCGTTGGTTTCGGCTTTTTTGGCAGCCACGCTCGGCGATGTGCGGGTCAGTGGTGATCGTTTTGAAGCCCGCGCCTATGGATTTCGCGCCACTTCGGTGCGGAACCGGGCGCAGGCGGTGCGCAACTGGATGGTTGCGGTGACCGCCGAGGCCAAGGCGGCTTCGATCGGGAGGGTGGCGTGATGGCGCAAGTTGCGTTGAAGCCATGCCCGTTTTGCGGGGCGCAGGCCAAGCTCTATGGCACGCAATCCGACGGGTATTTGCATTGCCCGAATGATGCCTGCCCGGTGAAGCCTTCGGTCTTCGCAAAGCGTATCGGCTTCAAGGGCAGCTTGATCGACGCTTGGAACACGCGCGCCACGCTACCCGCCAAAGATGCCGAACAGGTAGATCATTTGTTGGCAGCCCAAGCGGGCTGCTGACGTGGCGCGCGGGCATTTCCCGCCGCTTTGAAGGTCAAAACAAGTGGATACAGGCATGACTACCGGACGTTTTACCGAGATCGCGGTCGATTTGATCCGCGTGCCCGAAGATCGCGCGCGGTCGTTTGACCCAGATGGGGCTGCTGCGCTGGCGGGCCTTATTGAGGCGCAGGGGCTTATGCACCCGATCACCGTGCGCCCGCATTTTTCCCATAGCGACGACCAGCCCGCCTATGTGCTGGTGGCGGGGCTACACCGGCTGCGCGCCTTTGAGCAATTGGGTCGCAGCGCGATCCCCGCGCGGGTGGCGGCCGAGCAAAGCAATGACGAAGCGCGGATGGATGAGGTTTTGGAAAACCTTGGCCGCAATGAATTGACTGCGCTGGACCGCGCGCAGCATCTTTATGAGCTAAAAGTGGTCTATGAGCGGATGCACCCGGAGGCGAAGGCAGTTAGTGGCGCAGACCTAGCTGCAAAACGCTGGAATTCGGATGCGGGCGAAATCTTTTCGTTCGCATCGGCAACCGCTGAGAAGATCGGCCTGTCAAAGCGCGCCATTCAGATCGCCGTGAAGATCTGGACGGGCCTGACGCCCGACAGTCGCCGCCGCCTGGCAGGCACCAAAACCGCCACCAACCAATCGGAAATCAAGCTGCTTTCGCAGCAATCGCCCGCCCGGCAGGAACGAATTTGCGACATGATCCTGAGCGAGCCGCCCGTTGCCGGGGGCGTGGGGGATGCGCTGGTGCTGATTGAGCGCGGGGTGCGGCCTGACGTTTTTGAAAAACGCTATACCGCCGCGCATAAGGTGATTGCCGATCTGGATGATGTGACGCTGGACCGGGTGCTGTTGGCGCATGAGGCGCGTGTGATCGCCTCCCTCAAGCGGCAGGGGAAAATCTGATATGCCTCCCCGTCGCCGTGATCCTTTGACGAAAGACCTCTTCGAGTGGCAGCCGCCGAAGGTGGCTCTCGGCTACAGCGCCGACGTCATTGGGCGTGGGCGGCTCGACAGCAAGATCGCGCGGATCATCGCTCATGCACTGCGGGATGCGCGCGATAACGGTCTGAACCGCGCCCGCGTGGCCCGTGAAATGGCTGACTATCTTGGCCGCCCGGTCTCTGAGGCGATCTTGAACAAATGGGCTTCGGAAGGGTCGGACGAGCATCGGATCCCGCTCGACGCTTTTGTCGCGCTGGTCCATGTCACCGGTGCGCGCGATCTTCTGGGGTTTGTGCCGGGCGAATTCGGTCTGACGGTCATCGAGGATGAATATGCCGCGCTGATCGAAGAGCGGCTGCTTGAAGAGCATATCGAAGAGATGCAGGCGCGGCGCAACGCGCTTGCCGCACGCCGGAGGGTGAACCGGTGAAAGATATGGTCACCCGTCAGGAATGGTTCACCGCCCGCGAACTGGCTGAGGCTGTCAGCCGCAGAGGTCTTGCTGGTTATCCCAAGAGCGAACGAAACTTTCGGGCCTTGGCCGAGCGCCAAGGATGGAATGAAGGCCTGCTTGCCCGCAAGCGCGCCGGGCGTGGCGGTGGGATGGAATATCATTTCTCAGCCCTACCCACCGATTTGCAAGCCGCTTTGGCGGGCAGTGAGGCGAAGACCTGCGTGGTTCATGCCATGAACGCGCAGGCCCTGCGCGAAGAGCGCCAGCTTGATGCGCTGCGCGCTGCCCATCAGCCCAAACATGCCGTTGGCGCGCGGGAAGCCCGCGCGGAGATCACCCGCGCGATCGACGCTTTTGCCGTGGCCAAGGGGCAAGGCCGCGCTTGGGCGATCCGGGCCTTCTTGGAGGCACAGAATGTCCATTTGGCCCGGATCGCGGCAAGTGAGAAGATCGCCGATCATCAGCCTGTCACCCCCGCAGAAGCAAAGCTTTTGCAACGGCCTGACCCAATGGTCGAGGGCTTTGGCGTCACTGCGGACACAATCCTGACAGCCAATGCGCGGGCGCGAGGAGGAATTGCAAAGCTGTCGGAACGGTCCTTGTGGCGTTGGTTTCAAGCGCGCGATGCAGGCGCGGTGGTGGCTTTGGCGCCCGCGCCGACGAAAACTGTCGATCCAATCCCTGCAGGTTTCGCGGGTTTCTTGAAGCACTATGCAATCGGCACGAAGCCAGACGCGACCGAAGCGCTTTCCGAGTATCTGAAAACAGATCCGCCAGAGCATCTACGCCTGACGATTTCGCAGGTGCGGTATGTGCTCAGGAATAAGCTCAACGATATTGAGCGCAATGTCGGGCGCGAAGGACTGCTGACGCTGCGCTCGCGTATGGCCTATATCGAGCGCTCGACAGAGAACCTGTTGCCGACCACGGTTTACACCGCCGATGGCAAAACCTTCGACGCCGAGATCGCCGATCCGCGCTCGCGCCTGCCGATGCGCCCCGAACTGACCTCGATCCTTGATGTGGCGACCCGCAAATGCGTGGGCATTGCGGTGAGCCGGAAAGAGAACGTGATCGCGGTGACCGAGGCCCTACGTCGGGCCTGTGAGAACCACGGCATTCCGGCGATGTTCTATACCGACCGCGGCGCAGGCTACAAAAACAAGACCTTTGACACCGAGGCCAGCGGTCTGATGGCGCGGCTCTCGATCACAAAGATGCATGCTCTGCCCTATAACAGCCAAGCCAAAGGCATCATCGAGCGGTTCAACAAAACCGTTTGGAACCCGCTGTCGAAACGGTTCCCCACCTATATCGGGGCCGATATGGACAAGGAGGCGAGCCAGTTCGCACATCGTAAGACCCGCCGCGACATCAAGGAATTTGGCGAGTCACGGCTGCTGATGCCTTGGGAAGAGTTTCTTGATACCTGCGAACGCGCTGTGGCCGAATATAACGATCGCCCGCATTCTGCGCTGCCCCGCTTTGAAGACCCAGAAACCGGAACATTGCGCCACATGAGCCCGAACGAGGCTTGGGCGGCGCATGTGCGTGACGGGTTTGAGGCCCTGTTGCCCGATCCGGGCGAAATTGACGATCTGTTCCGGCCCTATGAAGTGCGCGTCGTGCGCCGTGGTCTGGTTGAATGGAACCGTAACACCTTTTTCCATGAACGGCTTGAAGCCTATCACGGCGTGCGGGTTCTCGTCGGTTATGACGACAATCAGGCCGAGCATGTTTGGGTGCGCGAGATTGCAGATGATGGCGAGCCGGGACCGCTGATCTGTGTGGCCCGTTTTGGCGGCAACCGCACCGATTTCATCCCGCGCACCCTTCAAGACAAAGTCGAGCGGGACCGCCTTGAGGGCCGCAAGAAGCGGGTTCAGGCGAAGTTGCGCGACATCGAGGCCGAGGCCGCTGCGCCGCTCATTGTGGAGCGCCCGGTCGAGCCAGTGGCCAATTTCATTCGGGAACCGCAAGCACCTGAAGCGGTGCGGGCAAACGTGCCGCTAAACGCGGCCAAGAAACCCCGGTTCGCGTCTGATCTCGATTTGGCCCTCTGGGCGATCGAGCACCCCGGAGAAGCGTCGGATGGGCAAATGCGCATCCTTCGTGACTGCATGAACCAACCGACTTCGGTCGAATATTTCCGATCGTCAGGCGTCGACCTCGATGCCCTCGCAAAGCTGCTTCGCGGCGCTGCCTGACGATCAAGACAATGAGGAGAGCATAGAAAATGCGGGATGTGTTTGTCGAGACGGAGAATGTCCGGAAATTTCTTGGGGCGCTGGCGGATCTGGAACATCGCGGGGCGAAAGAAGCCTGCATGGTCGTGGTCGACGGCAAACCCGGCCTTGGTAAGACCTCGGCCATGGCGCGCTGGCAGGCCCAGAATGACGCGGTCTACATCCGCGCACAGGTGGGCTGGGACGGCACGATGTTCATACACAACCTGCTGCGTGAATTAGGCGAAGAACCGCCGCGCAGCAAAGCCAAGCGCTATGAGCGCGTGATCGAGCTGCTGTTCGAAAAATATCACGCGGCGCAGATTGCGCGGCAACCCTTTGGCTGGATCGTCGATGAATGTGACCTCGTTGCTGGCAAACGCGAAGTCATGGAAACGATCCGGGGTATTTCTGACGCTCTGCAGATCCCGACGATCCTTGTCGGCATGGGCACCCTTCGCGACATGATCAAGCGTTATCCGCAGATCGAGAGCCGGGCCCCGCGCCGGGTCCGCTTTGATCTGGCCACGCTTGGCGATGTTCAGGCGCTGATCGAGAAGCGGTGCGAGGTGCCAGTTGCGCCCGATCTGGTCGAATTCGTGCATCGCGCGAGCAGCGGATTTAACCGCGAGGTGGTTGAAGCGATTGGCTATATCGAACGCTTTGGCCATCGGCTGGACGACATTGGCGAGGGCGTCAGCGTTGCAGACATGGCGGGTCAAGTGATCATGCATAACCGCAACACCGGCTCTGCTGTGGCTGTTCCGGGGGCCTACTGATGCGGCTTGCCCCCGGTACTGTTCCCAATGCGCTGATTGACGTTTTGTGTGATGGCGAGACCCATTACCTCGACGCACTTTGCGAGACGATGATCTATTCGAAGGAGCAGATCATCCGCGCGGCGGTAAAGCTTGCGGATCACGGGCTGATGGATCGCCACAGCGAACCCGGTGAATATCGCCTGTCTGAGCGTGGCTTGATCCAGGTACGCAATGGCTTTCGCGTCAACTCTGGCCCCGCCAAAGCGCACGGTAAGATCCGCCGCCAGCATGACACCTTCCGGGTGCGCGCTTGGAAGGCCATGCGCGTGCTTGGCATCTTCACGATGGGCGAAGTGATATCTGCGGCCGAACGTGGTGAGGCGGACCCGAACTACAATCTTCGCCATTATCTGCGGGTTCTGGTCGCGGCGGGGTATGTGATCGACCTAACCTCTAAGGTTCAAGGCACGAAGCTCACCTCGCCCGGCTTCAAACGGTTTCGGCTGATCAAGAACACAGGGGCCTTGGCGCCGGTTTACCGGCCCCGCCCGAAGGTTCTGTTCGATTTCAATACCGGAATCGAGATCAAGATCGGGGAGGCGAAGCCGTGTCCTTGATCGATCTCCCCCCGCCAGAGTGGGTCGAATTGCTGCGCGCGGAAAAGGCCAAAGGCAAGTCAATCACGCAGATTGCTAGCGAGATCGGCATGCCGCGCCCCTCTGTTTCGATGCTGATCAATGGCACCTATCCGGCCAAAAGCCTTGATCTGGTGACGCGCAAGCACGGCGCGGCGGTGATGCGGCTCTATCGCGACCAGATGATGTGCCCGCACCTGCGCCGGGGCATCCCGGCAGAAGACTGCCGCCGCTTTGCCGCGGCACCGATGTCCACCTCGAACCCCGAAAAACTTCGCCATTGGGGCGCATGTCGTGCCTGCCCCATCAACCCGCTGAAAGGAGGCGACGATGTCTGATCGTCTGACCCCGGAGGAGATCGTGACCCGCGCCGGAACCGGCCTTGGGAAGATCGACCTTTGGGGGGCCCGAGGCATCACCATGGTCAGCTTTCAGGAGATCGAAGCCATGGCCTGCCTTCTTGCCGATTGTGGGCTCACGCCGATCTACCCCGGCGCACCGGTGCCCCAACTCACCTTTACCACCACCCGCAACAAGGAACCCCAGAATGTCTGATTTCTCCCCCGCTGCAGTGCCCACGGGCATCGTTGAGGTCAATGGAAAGCCCTACATGGCCGATGCCAAGGGCGCGCTGATGCCTGTCGAACTGATCAAGCCGCAACACCTGCTTGAAGATGAAACCGTGCGCAAAATCATGGGCTTTGCCTTGGCGCTCAGTGATCAGGTCAAGCGCTTCAAAGAGCATACGTTTGAGGATCTGGGCGCTTTCGACGCTATTCTTGAGCAGGAATACAACCTTACCAAGGGTGGCCCGAAGGGCAATCGCACCTATCAAACCCATGACGGGCTGATGAAGATCGAGGTGCGGGTCAACGACTTGATGGACTTCGGCCCAGAGTTGCAAATCGGCAAGGCCTTACTTGATGAATGCCTCAATGACTGGGCCTCTGACAGCCGCCCGGAGATCCGCGCGCTGATCACCAAGACGTTCAACACCGATAAAGAGGGCCAAGTGAACCGCGCCCTTCTGTTCACGATGCTTGGTCTTCAGGTGGAAGATGCCCGCTGGAACCGCGCGATGGATGCGATCCGCGAGGCGATCCGCGTCGTCGGCTCGAAAACCTATTACCGGATCCAGATGCGTAGCGCGCCCGATGCGCCGTGGACTTCGGTGACGATCGACCTCGCAAAAGCCTGAAATTTCCCGGCCGACCACTCCGGCCGATCCCCCCGCCACTCGCGGACCCACCACAGCCAAACAGGAGAGACCCATGGCTAAAACGACCACTTTTTCGAAATCCGATCTGATCGACGCCGTCGCGGCGAAGACAGGTTTTGCAAAGACCAACGTCAAAGACATGCTCGATGCCACGCTTGGCGAAATCACCGACCAGACCGCTGCCGGGTCCAAGGTGACTCTCATCGGCTTTGGCTCCTTTGAGCAGCGGCACAAAAAGGCCCGCATGGGCCGCAACCCGGCCACCGGCGCCGAGGTCGAAATCCCGGCCAGCACGCATTTGGCGTTCAAGCCCGCGAAACCGAAGAAATCCTAACGCGAAACGTTCCTCGGGCGACCGAGGGCGTCGTCTCGGCGTGGTGGCCGGGGCCTGATGAGCAGCTGGAGGATGGAATGTACACCCTGAACCACCTTGCCGACGGGAGCACGGAGCTTTGCGTATTGAAGCCGTTCCGCGTGGCCCTGTTTTACGACCCGGCGTTGGCCGCGACCGTGGCCGAAAGCCTCAACGACTATGAAAGCCTGCGCGAACCGATCCTGCCTGGCTTTGAAGATGCAGGGGAGGAATGCCCCGATGAAGACGAAGAGGTTGTGCTGACCTTCACGATCCATGCGGGCACGCTTGAAGGCGGAAAAGCGACCCGTGATTTTGGCGATGATGATGGCGCGTGGCCGATCGAGAGTGAAAGCGCACCGCGTGATCCGGTGCCGTTGGTGAAAGATCGCGCGGCGGCATTGGCTGAGGTCGAGGGCGAAGGCCCCCACAGCGAAGCGGCAATGCCTGCGCAAAAAGTTGACGGTCGAAAAATCGACGCGAACAAGCTTTTGGATGCCATTGTGGATTCGATGAAACAAGATGTGGCTGCGGAAGCCGCCGCTGAGCAAGCGGAAGCCCCGAAAGCAGAGCCAACCGAGAGCGATTGGGAGGGGGCTTTTGTCGCGATCAAAGGCGGTGCGGGGATGAACGATGTGGCTGAGACACTGGGCGTGCCCATGCCGCAGCTGCGGGGCAAATACGGGATGTGGAGCCGCAAGCAAAAGAAAGACGATGTTCCCTCTCCGAAGGATGCCCCCGCCGCCACCGCGCCTGCCGAGAATGAGACGCGCCCGTTTTGGTGGCGCCAACTGGTCGAAATGCTTGGCAAGCTCGGCTATCGCGACGGCTGGACCGCGCAACGCGATCTTGACCTGATCGAAGGTCTGGCCCGTGGAAAGCAGATGGCCGAAGTCGCGGACGATCTTGGCGTCGAATTCGGCAAGGCCAAGGCGCGCTTCATTGCGCTGACGCCCGATGGGGTGACGATCGAAAAACAAGCGCAGCTTTTGCAGGTGCTGCGCGCCCGTGCCGGGGCGGCCTGAGATGCTGATCTCGACCGATTTCGGGGTGCATATCAACCCGCAGTTCGTCGCGGCGATGGAGTGGGTCACCGGGCCCACTCCGAAGCCTAGCGGCTACAAAGCGCTGCGGGTGACGATGTGCACAGGCGCTGTGTTTCATATTGAGGCGGCTCCGACGAATTTCGGGGCCGATGAGATCGAAGTTGCCATTCTCAAAGCGCATGCGGGAGGTGTTCAGTGACCAACCTCAATGCCGTGATCAATATCGCCAAGGGGAAGCTTGGCATGGCCGAGGATGATTACCGCGCGATGCTTGAACGCGTCACCGGCAAGGCCTCGCTCAAGGTGATGTCTGACCGTCAGAAAACCGCCGTTCTTGACGAGATGCAGCGCATGGGATTTTCCAAAACAAGCGGCAAGCGCCCGCCTGCGAAACGGGCAGACGTTCGCTATTGCCATGTGCTTTGGGGGCTCTTGCACAAGGCAGGGGTGGTGAAGGTGGGCGGAGCCAAAGGGCTCAATGCTTTCATCCGTTCCCGCTATGGGGCCGCGTGGGGCGCAGTGCCGATCGACATCGACCGAATGACCGAGGCCCGCCAGATCAGCACTGTGATTGAGGCGCTGCAGGCGTGGTGCAAGCGGAACAATATTCCGACCGAATTGCCGCGAGAGGGAGAGCAGAAGTGACAGAAGAAGCAGACTTTGCAGATCAGGATTTGATCGACATCGGTGCCAAAATTGTCGAGATGGCTGACCGAGTGCGCACAATGAATATGGCTTTGCCAGGTGCTCTGGCCCAGTGGCACTTCGAGATGGATGATCTAAGGTACAAAGTGACGGTGAGCGTAGCGGGTCTACCTGTAGGCGAGGAAGATGTGTGATGGCCTTCTGGATCGACGGCGACCGTCAAAACCCGTTGCGCCTCAAAAGCTTTTCGTCCTCTGGAACGAGTAGCGGCAAATCTACCATTAAGATCACGCTCGAAACCTCAGATCCTTGGGCGCTCGGCGATGCACTTCGCGGATTGGCAGAGGTGCAGAGATCGCAAAATGACAAACAAGAACCGAAACGGCGGCTCGCCCTTCCTGCGCCGGAGGAACACTGATGACCCGCAATTTTGACGTGCCCGAGTCGCTCGTCGATGTGGCCGAAACTTTCGGCCTTGGCGTGGTGCTCACTCTCATGCAACAGTTTGGTGGGCAGGAGGTCGAATTCCCGCGCAACAAACCATCGTCGGCACTGGTGAAAGCCTTTGGCGAAGAACGGGCGCGGGATCTATGCCATTTCCTCTCGGGGCAACGGCTTTATGTGCCGCATGGCCGGGCAGCAAAGAAGCGCCTCGAGGTGCAAAGGCTTGCCGAGACCGGACGCGGGCGGCGCGAGATCGCCGCAGCCCTTGGGATTTCGCAACGCCATGTGCGACGGCTTGCGAACCGGCCACCAGATCAGCTCCCTCTCTTTCCTAACGATTGACCCCCGGACCTGTGTCCGGGGGTTTTGCTTTCGCGCGCGTGTCAGGGGTGGGGAAACGCGCGAGGAGCAAGAAATGCAAACGAGCGAGCAAGGAATCGAGGCGCTTGTTCTCGAAGAAGGCGAAGTCCTGAAGGCTTATCTGTGCCCCGCGCACAAATGGACGATCGGCCTCGGGCTGACAGCCGCTTCAGGCGTGATTGATCCGAAGCCGGGCATGGTGATTACCAAAGCGCGTTCGCGCGAATTGGCGAAACTGGCCTTGGCGCGCAATTATGAGCCGCGCGTGGCAAGCGCTATGCCGGGTGCGCTGCAGCATGAATTTGACGCTGGCGTGCTTTTCGATTGGAACACCGGGGCCATCCGCAAGGCGAGCTGGGTCAAGCTGTGGGTGCAAAAAGCAGCCCGCGCCGCCGTGGAAGCCAAATTCCGGCTTTGGAACAAAGGCGGCGGCAAGGTGCTGCCCGGCCTCGTCAAGCGCCGTGACCGCGAGTTGAAGATCCTCTTCGATGCGAAATATCCCGTCCTCACGCAGGAGCTTACCTCGAAATCAATCGGCTTTGCCCGGTGGACGCTGACGATGACCGTTGACGAGAAGTTTGAGGCTATGGGGGCTTTTTCGGCGCTCGGCTATAAGGTCGGCGGCAATCCCAAAACGATCGATGCGGCCGAGGTGCGTCGCTTCCAGTCTGACCACGCGCTCACCCCGGACGGCCTGATCGGCCGCGCCACCCTGTCCACGCTGCAGCGCCGGATCGACGCGGCGGCGAAGGCCAAAGCGGCAACGCCTGCGGTTGGGGCAACCGCCTCGGCCGGGGCAACCACGACGCTGCCCGAAGGCACCTCTGACGTCACCGATTGGATCGCGGCGCAACCTTGGGTGATTGGTGCCCTTGCTGGCGTGATCACCCTCTGGGCGCTGTGGCGCGCTTGGCAATACCGCGACGTGATCGCGGTCAAACTCACAAACCGCGCGCCCCGATTGGCCGCCCTGCTTCGGAGCTTCTGATGTCTGCACTTGCAACTCTTGCCGGTTCGGCCGGTCTCAAAGTCGTTGAACGGATCATTGCCAAGAAGTTCGGCGACGGTGCGGGCCAGTTGGCCGGTGATGTCTTGGGCGCCGTGGCCGAGCAGGTTGGCGTGCCTGTTGACCAACTCGACCAAGCGGCGGTGGAACAGCCCGCGCTTGTCACGCAGGCGCTGCGCGACGTCGAAGAGCGTAGCCCGGAACTGATCGCGCTCTATGCCGCAGGTATTGAACTCCAGCGCGCTCAGCTTGCCGCAGAGGCCAGCGAACCGATCTGGATGCGCGCTTGGCGGCCTGCCGGCATGTATCTGCTCGGGTTCCTCTGGCTTTGGAATGTGGTCTTGCTGCATGTCGCGAACGCGGTTTGGAAGCTGGCCCTGCCTCAGGTGCCCTTCGCGGAGCTGGTCCAGATCTCGGGCCTTTACATGGGCCTTTATATGGGCGGCCATACCGTGAAGGACGCGGTCACAAAATGGCGGGGTGGCGGAAAATGACGGACGTACCGGGCCATATTCCCAGCCATTTTGCGGACAGTTTGAACCGGGCGCATCTGCGCCTTGATGGTCATGAAGAGCGGATTCGCAAGATCGAACTCGACGGTGCCACGATGGCGGAATGGCGCAACAACACCACCGACAAGCTCGATTCCATTCGCTCCAGCATCACTTGGCTGATCCGGCTCATTATCGGCGGCCTCGTCGCGGCTGCAATCACCTTCGTTGTCTCAGGGGGGCTGAATGGCACGCAGTAACGAGGAAGCACGCCGCAAGGCCCGGTCTGACTATGTCTTTCGTCGTTTTACGGCCGCCACGATCGCGGCGGCTTACGGGATTTCCGAGGCGACCGTCGGACGCTGGAAAAAGTCCGCCAAAGAACAGGGCGACGATTGGGACCGTGCCCGCACCGCGCATGTAATCGCAGGCGAAGGCGTCGAGGCGGTGGTGTCTACCGTAGTCGAAGATTTCATGATCCAAGCCCAAGAGATCCTCGAAGAAATCAAATCGGGCAATCACACAACCGCGGAAAAGGTGTCGATGCTGGTCTCGCTGTCGGACGCGATGACCAAGATGGCCGCCAGCGCTAAGAAATTTGCGCCGAAGATTTCGGAGCTTGGCGTGGCGCAAGACGTCATGGGCAAGATGCTCGACTTCGTGCGCGAGAATTTCCCGCAACACTCGGCCGCGATCCTTGAGATCATCGAGCCCTTCAGTGAGCGGCTGGCAGAGATCTACACATCATGACCCGGCGGCCGCAGCTGAAGGCCGCCGTCAGCAAACAGGGCTTCCGCGACAAGATCGCGGAGATGGCCAGCGAATTCGCCCGCCACATCGAACTGAACGTCGAGGCGTTCTCGCCCGATCCCGCCGCGAAGAAAGCGCGCTTGGCGCGGGTGGCAGAGCCCGATGGGTTCCAGTTCTTCATGGAAACCTACCTGCCGCATTACGTGAAGGGCGAGCACTCGCTGTTTCACCAGCATATCTTCGCGCGCGTGCCGGAGATCCTCGCCTCGGAAAAGGGTGTGCGCGATCTTTTCATCGCGCCGCGCGGGGCTTCCAAATCGACCCACCTGTCGCTCGGCTTTGCGCTTTACTGCATCGCGCGAGGGCTCAAGCGCTACATCATCGAGATCTGCGACGTCTACGAACAGGCCGCGCTTCTGATCGAGGCGATCAAGGCAGAGCTCACAACAAACGTCCGTTTGCAGAATGATTTTCCTGACGCTTTCGGCGCCGGGCGGCTTTGGCGCGAGGGCGAGATCGTTACGCGCAACAATATCCGCGTCGAAGGACTGGGCGCGGCCAAGAAGATCCGGGGGCGGCGGCACGGCCCTTACCGGCCTGATCTTTTGTTCCTTGACGATATCGAGAACGATGAACAGGTGCGCAGCCCCGAACAACGCGCGAAGCTCTGGAACTGGATTTACCGCGCTGCGCTGAAAGTCGGTCCGCCCGATGGCAGCATGGACGTGATCTGGGTCGGCACAGTTTTGCATTTCGACGCCGTGATCGTTCGCGCGGCCAAGGCACCTTTGTGGAACGTGACCGAATTCCAAGCGGTGGTGAAGTTCCCAGACCGAATGGACCTGTGGGATCAGTTCGAAGAAGTCTATCACAATGATGGAGAGGATGCGGCCAAGGCGTTCTACGAGGCGCGCAAGGCCGAGATGGATCAGGGCGCGGTGGTCAACTGGCCCTCGGTGCAACCGTTGCTGTTCCTTATGCTCGAGCGCGCGGCCGACAAAGCCGCGTTCCAGACCGAATATCAGAATAAGCCGATCAGCGAGGGCAACCCGTTTGGCGATCTGACCTATTGGGTGCAGCCGCTGCGCGAGTGGATCTTCTTTGGGGCAATCGACCCCAGCCTTGGCAAGAAGAGCAAGGGCCGCGACCCTTCGGCAATCTTGATCGGCGGGTTTGATCGCATGGAAGGCCGGATGGATGTGGTCGAGGCCTCGATCCGCAAGCGCCTGCCCGATGTGATCATATCCGACACCATTGCGCTGCAGCGCGAATATCGCGCGCTGATGTGGTTTGTTGAAACCGTCCAGTTCCAAGAATTCCTGCGCACCGAGCTGATGACACGGGCCGCGAAGGAAGGGGTGGGCATTTCGGCAGTGCCGATCACGCCATCGACCGACAAGGATTTGCGCATCGAGCGCCTTCAGCCCCCGGTCTTGGCGGGCTTGATCCGCTTCAACCCCGCGCAACGCACCTTGATCGACCAGCTGCAGCAATGGCCGAACGGAGACCATGATGACGGGCCCGATACACTCGACATGCTTTGGCAAAACACCCTGTTTTACGCCGGAAAAGGCGGCGGCGGGGATATGCTGACAGCGAGCACGCCCACCGGGGGCGACCGCCTGGGCGGCTATCGGTTGGGAGGTCGGTGATGCGTGGACAAGGCCTGACCCTCATTGGCATCGGTATCAGCTTCCAATGGCGGCTTGGTTGGTTTTCCGCAGGTGCCGACGACGCCTTTGATCGCTGCCTGATGATCGGTCCGATTCAACTTCTCTTCACCAACTGCCGGGGGCAGGAATGAGCCGCAATAAACGCCACAACCGTTCTACCGCCTTTGCGACTGAGCCCCGCAAAAACCTGCCTGCCGAGGCGAAAACGCTGATCGCCAATGCGCGCAACGACATCACCATCCCGTTCTTTTCCGGGGTATTACAGAATGCTGACGATACGCTGATCCAGCAGGGCGGCGGCAAGGGGCTCAAGATCTATGATGAGATCGAGCGAGATACCCATGCCGGGGCGATGCTCGAAAAGCGCAAAGGGGCGCTGATTTCACGCGATTGGAAGGTCGAGCCGGGGGGCGAACGCCCGATCGACAAGGACGCGGCCGATCTCGTTGAAGAGATGATCAGCGCCCTACCCTTCGACCAGGTTTGCAAAGATCTGCTTGATGCCACGCTGAAGGGCTTTGCGGTGAGCGAAGTCGTCTGGGCGCGCGAGGGTAATCGGATCAAGCCGGTCAAGATCAAGTCGATCGACCAGCGCCGCTTTGCCTTTGATACCGAGTGGCGCCCCCGGCTTTTGACCTGGACGGCGATGATGGAAGGGATCGAGCTGCCCGAGCGCAAATTCATCGTCCACCGCGTTGGCGTGAAAGGCGAAAACCCCTATGGGCTCGGGCTCGGCAGCCGCTTATTCTGGCCGGTGCTCTTTAAGCGCGAAGGGATCACCTTTTGGCTGCATTTCCTTGAGAAATTTGCCGGGCCGACCATCGTGGGCAAATCGCCGATCGGGTCGTTGCCTGAGGAGCAGCGCAAGCTTCTGAACACCTTGACCGAAGCGCGGACTGCCTCGGCTGTGGTGGTGCCGATCGGCACCGATGCGGAGTTTCTAGAGGCAAGCCGGTCCGGCAGTGTCACCTATGAACAGTTCCTGAATTATTGGGACCGGCAGATCTCGATTGCCACGACGGGCGAAACGCTCACCACGCAGGTGAGCGAAAGCGGCGGCAATCGCGCGCTCGGCGAGGTGCATCAGGAGATGCTCGAGCTTTTGGCCGATGGCGACGGTGATCTGCTCTCGGGCACCCTGACCGACCAGCTGATCACTTGGATCGTCGACTATAACCTGCCCGGCGCGGCGGTTCCGAAGATCTGGCGCGAACGCCCGGAAAACCAGAAAGCCGCTGCTGAGACGAAGAAATCGCAAGCCGAGGCCGACGAAGCCAGTGCGAAGGCGATCCGCACCGTGGTTTCTGAATCGGCGCGGTTTGAAGATGATGACGTTGCGCGCGACTACATCTTGGGCTTCGACATCGCCAACCGGCTGAGTGACAAGACCCTCGATGCGCTGGTCGAGGCGCGCCACGCCTTTGGAACCGCCCCCGCTGCGTCTGACCCGTTCGTGAACGGCGATCCAACCTTCGCCGCCCGCCCGCTCAAAAAAAAAGCCTGACGCATCGGCACGTCTGCTTTGCTGAGCCAGGTGGTCCGGTCGAGCGGATCACTGATCAGGCAATCATGGCCGCCGCGCGGCATTTTACGCGGCGCATTGCAGGTGTTCGCGAGGCGCTCCGAGAGGCCGTCGATTTTGACGCGGCAGCGCAGGCGGTACTTGCGCTTAGCGCGACCTGGACGCCCGATGCCTTGGCAGCCCTCTTCGTCCAGGCGATGCAGCTCGCTGCGCTCGAGGGGCGCGAGGCGGCTTTTGCTGACGGTGATGATCTGCTCTTTGCCGAGCCAGATTTCACCCGTCAGGAGTTTCGTGAGCAGATCGACTTTCTGACGCAGAAGCGGGGCATGCCGACACAGGCTTGGACCGAAGCGATGCGCAGCGATCACGATCGCGCCTTCGTGGTGGCCGGTGTCACCGATATGGCGATGCTTGAGGAGTTCCAGCAAGCAATCATAGAGGGGGCAAAGACATACGACATCAAAGCCTTTGCCGGGGAGTTCGACCGGATCGTTGAGAAATACGGATGGTCCTACAATGGCGGACGCAACTGGCGGATCCGCACGATCTTCGAGACGAACATCCGCACGAGCTACATGGCAGGCCGCCTGCGCCAAATGCGCGACCCGGATATGGTGAAGATCCGCCCCTATTGGCAGTACCGCCACGGCGAAACCCGCGTCCCGCTCAACCCGCGTCCCGAGCACGAAGCTTGGCACGATCTGGTTTTGATGTGGAACGATCCGTGGTGGGATGTGCATTTCCCGCCCAATGACTGGGCCTGCAGTTGCGGTGTGCGCACCCTTTCGCGCGGTGATCTGCGGCGCATGGGCAAAAGCGGGCCAGATCAAGCGCCCAAAATCGTATTGCGCAAGCACCTCGACAAAACCACGGGCCTTGTGACCAATCTGCCCGAAGGGATCGGCTATGGCTGGGACTACATGCCCGGCGACACATGGCAGAGCGCCTTCCGCCGCGAATTGATCGAACCGGCCGAGCTTGGCAATACGACCAGCCGACGAGATCAGGCGACCGCAACCCCGAAGGTGATATCGGTCGACACCCCGGATTCGATCGAGGCTTTGCGCGCCCGCGCCAAGCCATTCAGTGCCACGCTTTTGCCGCCCGATCTGGATCCGGAAGACTATGCGAAGGCCTTCCTTGAGAAGTTCGGGCTTGAGCCCGGAACCTCGAAGCTCTGGACCGATGTATCTGGTGCGCGGATCCTGATTGCGGATGATCTTTTCAAGGATCCCTCAGGCGCATGGAAATCGGTCAAGCGCGGGCATAGCGATCATGTGCTGTTGCTCGCCGAAACGCTGATGGACCCAGATGAAATCTGGTTGTCCCTGCGTGCCATCCCCGACCCAGAGCATCCGGGCGAGTTCCTCTATGAGGTGGTGCGGCGTTACGTTCGCATTGACCCGGAACGTCCGGTATTTGCTCTCTTCGATCTTGGCCGAAAGATTTGGTTCCAAGTGACCGGCTATGGTCCGCAGAACCAGCCCCATCCGGATTTTGCGAATATCCATCTTCAGCGAAACGGGAAACTGATCTGGAAAAGGAAATAGCAGCCCTAGTGCTTGGATCGCCAGACCGACGGGAGTTTGAGGGCAAACACCGCCTCCCCTGAAGACACGATAAAGAGACCACGAGCGAGGAGAGTTTTGAACGATGGCCGGGATCAGCATCAAGGTCGAACTACAGGATTTGGCAGCGCGCGACACTTTGCGTGATCTGCTGACGCGAATGGAGAACCCGCAGCCATTTTATGCCTCGGTGGGCGAGCGGCTTTTAAGCTCGACCCGAGATCGGTTCGAAACACAGACTGATCCGCAAGGTGCGCCTTGGGTGTCACTTGCCCCGCGTACCATCAAACAGCGCCAAAAGCGGGGCCAATTGCCACTGACGATCCTGCGCTCGAATTCAAAAGGCATGGCAGGCTCTTCGCTGGCAGGGTCGATCAACTATATCGCCTCGGCCGAGGAGGTGCGGATTGGCTCGCCGAAGGTCTATGCGGCGATCCATCAGCTGGGCGGGACGATCCAGAAACCCGAAAGCAGCCGCTATATGGTCGGGCGGCGCTTCGCCAAGCGGTCTGAAGAAGGTGGGCGCGAGGTGAAGATCAAGGCTCACACGATCACCATTCCCGCACGCCCCTATATCGGGATCTCGCCCGAGGACGAAATCGGCATTTTGGAGGATGCAGAGGACTGGCTAAGTCAATAACGGAGGATGCCCCGTTTTTTCGCCGCTGAGGGGCCTTGGCCGCTTTTCGGTCCGGATGCCCGCAAAAGACAAACGCCCCCCGTTAACCCCCCGTTAGGATCGCTCTCTCGCGGCATTTGATCCCGGCCCGCAGAATGGCGTTGCGGTCGCGCGCTTCCCCCGCCTATGATCACCTCACCCTAAGCCACCACGCATCCCCCGGACACCTGTCCGGGGGTTTTGCTTTTCGGGCCATGCGAAGGGTGTCTCGTCATCATCAGGACGGACACATGAGCAAGCCCATCACCGCGCGCATTGAGGTTTTTCGCCCCGGCACCTTCACGCCGATGGCTGGCGACCCGATCACCTATTCTGCGGGCGATCTGCGCGCGATCGCTGACGCCTATGATCCAGAAACGGCTCCGGCGCCCATCGTTGTGGGCCACCCCGAAACCGATGCCCCAGCCTATGGCTGGATCAAAAGCTTTCACTATGACCAGCAAGCGGATCGTCTCGTCGCCGAACTGCACGAAATCGAGCCGCAATTTGCCGAACTGGTGAAGGGCGGCCGGTTCAAAAAGGTGTCGATGTCGTTCTTTTCACCGGGGCAGCCCCACAACCCGGTACCCGGCACGTGGTATCCCAAGCACGTTGGGTTTCTTGGTGCGGCCGCGCCCGCTGTTTCGGGGCTGCGCAATGCGCAATTTGCAGGCGTCGCCGATGCAGTCTTTACCGCGAGCTTTGGCGCGCACGGCTTTGAAGAAACCGCCTCGGTCCTGCGCACGCTGCGCGATTTTCTGATTGAGAAATTCGGCATGGAAGACGCCGACAAAGCCCTGCCGCCTTACCGTCTCGAATGGCTTGGCGAGATGGAACTTCCCGCGATGCCAGAACCGTCTGCTTTCGCAGAACAGACGCCCCTCCCCCTCAAACCTGAAAAGGATCCGCCCATGTCTCAGCCCGATCCGGCCTTCGCTGCGCGCGAGGCCGACCTTGCCGCGCGCGAAAAGGCGATTGCCGCGCGTGAAGCCAAAACCGCCCACGATGAAAACGCAGCCTTCGCCGAGGCTCTGGTCACCGATGGCAAGCTTCTGCCTGCCTCGAAAGATCAGACAGTGGCCGTGCTTGATGCGCTGCCCAAAGGGGCCACCGTGGCCTTTGCTGAAGGAGGCCAACAGGTCGATTTGGCCAAAGCGCTGCGCGATATCCTCTCGGCCCAACCGAAGATCGTCCAGTTCGGCGAGACCGATCTCGGTGCAGATCCTGACGCCGCGAAGCCCGCAAGCTTTGCTGCCGACGGCAAGGCGGTCGACGCCGCCGCTTTGGCCACCCACCAAAAGGCGCTGGCCTATCAGCGCGCCAACCCCGGCACGGATTATCTCACCGCCGTGCGCACCGTGTCCTGATCGGAGAACCCCATGCTGCGGACCTATCATTCCATTTTGACGCTGACGGGCACGATGACGGCCCTCTGCAATGCCGGTGATCTTGTCGATTTCAGCGACACGCCGATCACCACCGAAGATCAGCCTGTCAAAGGTGTCGCTCAAAACCCCGCCACCGAAGTGGGGCTCGACATCGCGCTGACCGCGCTTGGCACCGAAACCGTCACTGCCGTCGGTGCGATCGCCAAGGGTGCGCCGCTCTGCACCGCGACCGGTGGCGGTGTGCGCACGGCTGTGCCCGGAACCGACACCAACATCTTCGCTGAAGCCCTGACGGCCGCTGCCGATGGGGAATTCGTTCAAATCCTGATCCGCTGAGGAGCGATCCCATGAACCAACCTTTGAACCAGCGGACTGCGGCCGTTGTCGATCCGATCCTGTCCACCCATGCGCGGGGCTACCGCAACGCCGAGTTCATCTCCGAGGTGCTGTTTCCGCGCGTGCCGATCCCGAACCGCGCGATGCGGGTGATCAAGTTCGGCAAAGAAGCGTTCCGCATGCTGAACACTCGCCGTGCGCCGGGTGCCAAGAAAAAGCGCGTGCAATATGGCTATGCCTCGGATCCGGTGTCGCTTGTGCAAGATGCGCTCGAAGGGCTTGTCCCGATCGAACATCAGCAAGAAGCCGCTTCGGTGCCTGGCGTCGATCTTGGCGCGGGGGCCGTGAACATGGTCTTGAACGTGATCGATCTGGGTCACGAATATGCTGCCGCCCAACTTGCGCGCAGCGCGGCCAATTATGACGCGAACCACAAAGTGGCGCTTACGACCACCGACCGCTGGACCTCCGACAGCTCGAACCCCGTTGCAGATGTGGATGCGGGCAAAGAAGCGGTGCGCCGGTCGATCGGGCGCTACCCGAATACGCTGGTTCTTGGCCCTTCGGCGTTCACTGCGCTGAAGAACCATCCCAAGGTCAAAGAGCAGTTCAAATACACCTCCAAAGACAGCATCACCGCGGAAATGTTGGCGGCCTATTTTGACGTCGCGCGCGTGGTGGTCGGCAAAGCGGTTTGGTTGCCGGAAAATGCCGCCGATGACACGCTGGCCAGTGATGTTTGGGGCAATGACGCTGTTTTGGCCTATGTGCCGATGACCGGCGAGAGCTATCAGGTGCCGTCTTATGGCTACACCTATGAACTTTCCGGCTATCCGCAGGTCCAGCAGCCCTATTTCGAGCGCGACTGCGACAGCTGGATTTACCCGACGACCTCTGAGCGGCGTGTGATCCTGACGGGGGCCGAGGGCGGGTTCCTGTTCCAAGACGCTGGCGCGGCCGCAGCCTAATCGGCGGTCGGTTTTAGGAGCGGGCGGTGCGCCGCCCGCTTGCTTAAACCGACAGGAGCTGAAGATGGCAGACGAAACCGAAGTGGTTTTGACCGGCCCCGCGAAACTGCGCGGCGCTTTCAAAAAACCGGGCGAGACGATCACCGTGACCCCCACCGAACGCGCCCAGCTTTTGGCGGCAGGCGCAATTGCCCCGGATGCGCCTGCCGCTGATCCCGAAATCGTCGTCGACGATCCTCCCCAAGCCGCAAAGACCACGCGCAAGGCGGGCAGCGGCAAGGCGAAGGTCTGAGGAGCCTTTGCCCACGCGCGGGGCGGTCATCGGCCCGCGCACCCCAACGTCCCAAAGGTCAGATCAGATGAGCGCGCATAAAGGACTTCCGGTTTCCGGCTACCGCCCGCAAAGCGACGAGGCGGTTGCCGTGGTCAATGCCAACAAGAGCATCGAAGAGCTTGTTTTGCGTCAACTCGACAGCATGGTCGGCGATCCCAGCGTGGATCAGCGCTGGCTGCAGATCGGCCGCACGCATATCGAGCAAGGCTTCATGGCCGTAAACCGGGCGGCGTTTCAGCCGCAGCGGATCGCGCTCGAACCGAGCACCGTGATCGCCATGCTCGACTGGGCGAAATCATGACCTACGCCACGCTCGACGATTTGATCGACCGCGCAGGCGAAGCCGAACTGCGCCAGATCGCGGACCGTGACCGCGACGGGGTTTTCGATGCCTCCGTGATCGCAGCCGCGCTTTCCAATGCTGACGACACGATCAATGGCTACATCGGCAAGAAATATGCCCTGCCGCTCGCCTCGGTGCCGCCGATTGTCAATGGCTGGGCCGTGAGCATCGCCCGCTACACGCTGCACCGCAACGGCGCGCCCGAGCATGTGGCGCAAGATTACAAGGATGCGATCACAGCGTTGAAGGATGTTTCGCGCGGCCTGATCACCTTGCCAGTTGATGCCGGGGCGGAGCCGCCTGTGGTTTCTGACGCCACCGTGATGGCTGTGCACCCCGCTCCGGTCTTTACCCCCACCAAACTGGCGGGGTGGCGCTCATGCTGAGCGAAATTCTAGCTCATTTGCAGGCCGAACTGCCCAAACCCGCTTGGGCCGGTGTCGAGATCGCCGAGGACATCGATGTTCTCGCGGCCCGCGCGGGCCTTGTCGAGCATGGCACCGCGATCATCATGCCGTGGCGTGAGCGGGCCAAACCGCAAGATTTGATGAGCGGCGGGTTTCGCCAGCAGGTCGAGGCGCAATTCGCGGTGGGCATTGTGGTGCGCCAATACGACCAGCTGATGGGGGCAGATCGCGCCATCGTCTTTGATGCCCTGAAGAAAGACATCGAGGCCGCGCTGGCCGGCCACATTCTGCCCGGTACGGCCAGCCCCTGCGAACTGATCGGCGGCGAAGCAAGCCCGGTGACGACAGGCGTCAGCATTTACGTCCAGACCTGGGCAACCACTCGTTTTCTAACAGGAGCCTGACGATGACCCAGCCCCTTCAAGGCGGCCGCTGGCTGCGAGATCCCGAAACCGGCGCGATGGCGCGCGATGAGAATACCGAGGCCCTTGAGGCCGATGCGAAGCCCCCGTCGGCGGAGGGAGAGGCACCGGGCACCCTCTCAACTGACACCTCCGCCGATACCAACACCCCCGCCAAAGCGAAGGCGACGAAAGCGAAAGGACGCTGACCATGACTTCCCGCCGTTGGCCGACGCTGGCCATGCTCCACAAGATCGAGGCGACCTATGGCGCCGATGCCACCCCGGCCGCTGCCGATGCGTTGATCGCCACGAATATCAACTTCACGCCCTATGAGGCGACCTCGATCACGCGTGATTTGATGCTGCCCTACATGGGCAACCAAGGCGAGATCCTGACGGCCGAATACGGCAAGATCGAGTTCGACATCGAAATCGCTGGGGCGGGCGCTGCCGGGACCGTGCCGAAATATGGCTCGATCTTGCGTGCTTGCGGCTTTGCCGAGGTGATCACCGCTGGAACTCGCGTAGATTACACCATTGTTGAGGCGGCCCAAGAAAGCGGGACGCTCTATTTCAACTCAGACGGCGTGCAGCACGTCTTCGTCGGCGGGCGTGCCAATGTCTCGCTGAACCTCGTGCCGAAACAGATCCCGAAATTCCGTTTCAGCTACACCGGCATGCTTGGCGCGGTTGCAGATGTGGCGATGCCAACGGTCGCGATGACCGGCTGGACCACACCCGATCCGGTCTCGGCGGCCAACACCACGCTCGCCTTGCACGGCTATTCGGGTCCGACCGAGAGCTTGTCGATCGATTTGGGCAACACGGTCACGCCGCGGTTCCTGATTGGCGAGGAAGAGATGAAGGTCACCGATCGCAAGGCCTCGGGCACGGCAGTGGTCGTCGCAAGCCAGATTGCCACGGTCGATTGGTTCGCAACGGCACGCGCCCGCACGCGCGGCGCGCTCTCGGCGGTGCATGGCAAGACCGCAGGCAACATTGTCGAGATCTCGGCCCCGGCAGTCGAGATCGGCAAGCCGACGCAGGGCCAGACCGACAACATCGTGAACTATTCGCTGCCACTCGGGCTTTGCCCGGTCGCAGGCCGCGATGAGTTGATGATCACCGTGCGCTGAGGAGACCGAAATGGCGAAATTCGTGATGGTCTCAAAGCACCTCTACTGGTGGCCGGTGACAGTGCGCATGCCCGACCCGGACAATGCAGGCCAGTTCCTCGAGCAAAGCTTCGAGATGCAGTTCGAGGCGCAGCCCCGCGAAGCCGTTTTGGCGCACAAAGAGCATTATGACACGCTGACCACGGACCGCGAGCGGATCGCGGCCGACAAGGAGCAGATGCGCGCGGTTTGCCGCAGCTGGCGTGGCGTCATCGATGAAGAAGGCGCGGATGTTCCCTTCGCGCAGGCGCTTTTGGATGACGCAGTGGGCCTGCCTTGGTTTCGCACGGGCGTCATGCGCGCCATCGCAGAGGCGAGCTTTGGCCAGGAGGCGAAAACGGGAAACTGACGGCCGCCGCGCGGGCATGGATCCTCGCGTGGCTGGGCCGAACCGATCCGCACCGCGCTGCAAACCTGACCCCTGATCTTGCCGCACAGTTTGCAGCGATGGGGGCCCAAGTTGAGGCCACGCCGATGGCCGAGGCGGTAATCGAGGTCTGGGCGGGCAACTGGCGCGCCTTCTGCGCTTTCCTCGACCTCTCATCGCAGTGGCGGTGGCAGTTCGATGGCGAGCGGCGGTGGCTCAGTCTCGATTACGCCGGGGTCGATGTGGTGCTTCGGCGCGGCGGCTACGACGACGTGAATTTTTCGGATCTGCAGCTGATGGAGCGCGCTGCGATCGACGCTTTCGAGGGACGGTGAAATGAGCGGACCAATGGTCTATGAGCTGCTGTTTCGAGGCGATGCCTCCAGTGCCAAGGCGGCCGCCGCCGAGGTACAGGCCGCCACCGGTAAGCTGAAGGCCGACACCCAAGCCGCCACCAGCGCCATCGCAAGCGACACCACCGCCACCTTAAAAAACACCGATGCGAAACGCGCGGCCGCCCGCGCCGCGAAAGAGGTAGCCGAGGCCGAAGCTGCAGCGCGTGCTGCCTATGAACAATCGCAATATGGCTGGCCGGTCGGACCAACACCGCTGCAATATCAAACTCCGCCGCGCCAAAACCCTGTGCCCGCGCCGGTCTCGTCGCCCCGTGCGCCATCAACTGGGGCGGCCTCGGCCTATGCCGCGAACCTCTCGTTCCAGCTCAATGACATCGCGATGATGACGATGGCGGGGCAAAACCCGATGATGCTGATGATGCAGCAAGGCACGCAGGTGACGCAGGTCTTCACCCAGATGCGGGCCTCTGGCATGGCAACGGGAACCGCCCTGCGCGGGGCCTTCATGGGCATGCTCAACCCGATGTCGCTTGCCACGATGGCGGTGATCGGTTTTGGCACGGCCGCTGTGCAATGGCTGCTTGACACGGGCGAGGAAGCCAAAACGCTCGATGAGGCTCTCGGAAATCTGGAAAGCTCCACCAGCGCTGTGAAGGCTGCGCTGAAAGAAGCAAAACGTGGCACGGCCGATCTGGCCGCAGATTTCGGCTCCGGCGCCCGTGCTGCGCGTGAACTGAACATCGCATTGCTCCAATTGGCTCAAATGGAGGCCGCGCAACGAGTGCGCACCTCAATCAAGTCTGTTGGCGAAGCGGTCGCCGATATGCATTCAGTTTTCAATTTTGGTGTTGTCGATTCCAGAACGCTCGAAAAGCAGTTCAACCTGACGGCGCGCGGCGCGCAAGAAGTCAGCGCTGCGATCCAGAAATTCGAGATGGCCGACACGTTCGAAAGCAAGGTTGAAGCGGCAAAGGGCATCGCCGAAGCGATGGCAAATGCCGAATACAACTCTGATGGTGCAAATGAAGCTGCGACGAAATTTGGCACATCTGTCGGAACAGCATCCATCCATGCACGCATACTGGAGGGAACGACAGAACAAATCGACGCTCTCACCAAGGAAATCGCGAAATCCGGCATCGACGTACCCTTTGAGACGGCGGCGGAAAAGGGCCAGAAGCTCGCCGATCTGCTCGATGACGTAATGAAGACGCTGGAAAAGACCCGCGCGCCTTTCGACCTTGAAGACGATCTCGAAATGACGCGGCGGATTGGAGAAGCCACGCTGCAATATGGTGCCGATAGCCTTGAGGTGAAACGGCTCCAGATCGAGGCAGAGCGTCAGAATTTCGAAGCACAACTGCGCACGCTCGACACCACCGAAGAGCACAAGAAAAAGCTGCTCGAGCTTTGGGACGCGGCCAAGGGGTTGCAGAGCGTTGATCCCTTTGGGGCGCTCGCCGCTGGCAAAGACTATCTGCGCACGCAAACCGAGTCGCTTGCTAAAACGCAGCTTGAACTGGGCTTGATCGGCCAAACCGAGGCGACGCGTCGGCGCATTTTGGCACTTTATGAGGCCGAGCAGCAGATCCGCGACATGCATCTGGACCCATCCAGCACCATGGCGGCGGACATTCGCGCCACCGCGACAGCCGCCGCTGAGGCCGAGGCACAGCTGGATCGGGTGCGCAGCGCTTGGGAAACCGTGCAAGGCGCGGGCGAGGATGCGATCGACGGCATCATTGATGCGCTCAAGCAAGGCGATATCGGCGGGGCTTTTGAGGCCATGGCGACGGAGATCGAGGGCATGTTCACCGAGCTTGCCCTCACCAACCCGCTCAAGAACGCACTGTTTGGCACCGATTACGCGACGATGGCCGATGTTGGGGGCTTGGGCGGGATCTGGGACCGGCTGACCGGCAAGGCGGGACCGCTCGAAGTGACGGGCGTCAGCTCGCAATCGGTGGGCGCAATGACGGTCACCGCCGCGCAGGTGATCATTAACGGCGGCCTTGGTCTTGGTGCGGCAAGCCTATCTGGTGTGCCGACGGGCGGGCTGGCTGGGTCCGCCGATGTGCAATCGCAGGTCTGGCAGTTCTTTGCGAACAAAGGGCTACAGCCTCACCAGATCGCCGGGATCATGGGCAATGTCAGCCGCGAAAGCTCCTTTGATCCGACGAATGTTGGGGACTTTGGGCAGGCTTTTGGGCTTTTCCAGCACAATGACCGCAAGGGGGCGCTTTTCGACTTCATCGGCGGCAAGGGCAATCTTGGTAACGTCAATGCTCAGCTCGAATTCGCTTGGCATGAGCTGATGACCTCGGAAGCGGCGGCGATGAAGCGGCTCTTGGCATCGACGAATGTGCGCGATGCGACCGCCGCTTTCGCGGGCTTTGAGCGCCCCAAAGGCTATACGCTCGCCAATCCGGCTGGGGCTGATGGCTGGTCGCAACGGCTCGGGGCCGCTGAGGCCGCGATGGCGAAGTTTGGGGCCACTGCGACCACGACCACCGATCAACTCGGCACGATGGGCAACGGGTTCAATTCGTTCGGCGCGGCGCTGAATAACCTGTTCCAAGGCGATGGCGCAGGCGGCAGCGCGGGCGGTTTCTTTGGCAATCTGATCGGCGGCTTGCTCGGCCTTCCGGGCTTTGCGGCGGGTGGGGATCACGCTGGCGGCTGGCGGATCGTGGGTGAGAACGGCCCCGAGATCGAAGCGACGGGCGCGGCGCGGATCTTCAATGCATCGGAAACGCGCTCGATCTTGTCGAGCCCGCCGCCCGCCGCCAATGCGGCCAGCACACCCCCGATCGCGGCCGCACCCGCGCCTGCGACGATCAACATTCACAACTACACCTCCGAACCCATTCAGCAGGCCACCAGCCAAGGGCCGGATGGCGAAAGCATGGTTGAACTGATCGTTGGGCGTCAACTGGCACAGGGCAAACACGACAAGCGCTTGCGGTCGCGCTATGCCCTCAAACCAGAGGTGGTCAAACGATGAGCCTGATGATCGTATGGCCGAAGGGCTTTCTGCAAACACCGAAAAAGCAAAGCTGGACCGGCTCCCCGTTTGAGACCCGTGCGATTTTCTCGCCAGAGGTCGGCGCGCCACTCTACCGGGCTCGCACCACGGCCGAGGCTTGGACCTTCCGAGGCATTTTCCCCTTGGCGGATGAAGCGGAACGGGCGGCCTTCTGGGCGTTTTGGGCAGAGACGTATCGCGGCGTATTAGATTTCCTGTGGCGCGATCCGGCCGATGGCAAGGTTCGTCGCTGGAAGTTCGCGGCGCAAGAACCGGTCAGCGAGACCAATATCACTGGGCTGCACTGGGATATTTCGGTGCAGGTGATCCGCCTGCCGTCAACGCCGTGGTGGGCTTGGCTGATGCCAGAAGGCCCCTTGGTTGCCCCGTTGGCAGCCTATGACATCGCGCGGGGGCTCTTTCACAATGGCACAGCGCAGATCGGCCAAACCGCCGCAATCGGCGATCCGCTTGCGCCCGGTCTGGCGATGGCGCACGGCCTTTGCGATGTGCGGATCGTGTTTGCGAATGGGACCGTCAGCACGCTTTTCGCGGTCGATCTCTCGGCTGGCTGGTGGCCCGAAGCGGCGAGCTACGCCGATATCTCTGGGATCGGGATCTTCGAAGCCGGGGCGCTTGGGGCTGCTCCGCCCCCCAGTTATGCCGTTTTAACAATCGGCGATGCCGTGGTCGTGAACGCCGCAGGTGCGGCATATGTCTTGGAGCAAGCCTGATGACGCAGCGCATCCTCCCGACGGGCACGCGCCAATCGCTTGAGGCGACAGAAAGCGTGCACACGATCCTCGCCTTCGTGACGATCGAGCATCCGAACCTGATCGAACCGATGCGCGTCGTCGCAGATTGTATGGACTACCTGCGCGATGGCTATCTTTGGCAGGGCCTTTTGTTTGGCTTCACGCTGCCCACAGACGGCGATGAAGCGCCCTCGTGCCGTCTGACCGTGCCCAACGTCGATCGCCGGATCGGCATGGCGCTGCGCCAATTGGCAGACCGTGCCACCGTCACCTTAGAAATCTGCTCTTCAGCAGATTTTGATCTTTCGCTCGATCCCAGAGAGCCGAAGGGCACCGTCATGCCCGTCATTGCCCCAACGAAATGGGATCTGGTCGATATCGATTGCAACGTCGCAGAGCTCACAGGTCGGCTGATGATCCGCGATTTCTCTCAAGAGCCGTTCCCGAGCGTTTTCGCGACGCAGGACCGTCTGCCGGGGCTTTTTCGATGACGCGGGTATGGTGGGAGCGTTATATCGGCCTGCCCTTCGGCGAGGGGCCGGGGGAGGTCACTTGCTGGGGGCTGGTGGTCGCGGTTTATGGCCGAGAACTTAGCATCGATCTGCCGCTTTATGGCGAAATCTCCGCGCATGACCTGATCCGGATCGCTCGCGCGATGGAAAAGGGCAAGGATGACGGCTGGCAGGCCGTCGAAAGCCCGCAAGCCTTTGATGTGGTGCTGATGCGCGCCCCGAACGGCGGCGCGGCGGTGGTGCATGTCGGCGTGATGATTGATGAGGCCCGCCTGCTGCATGTGGAAGAAGCGAGCCATGCGGTGATTGTGCCGATCTCGCATTGGAGTGTCGCGCGCCGAATCCTTGGCTATCGGAGACGGTCGCAATGCTGAAGCACGACCACATCCTCTGCGCCTATCGCAGCCCGTTTGGGATTACGCCGCAGGTTCATTGGGCGCGCCCTGGCATCACGCTTGATGAAGCGATCGACGGCTTCAAGCCCGCGCTCCCGCCCGAGTTCCGTCGCTACGGCGTGATTTGCCTCAACGGCCATCCGGTACCGCGCAAAAACTGGCATCGGGTTCGCCCCAAATCCCCGAGCCCAGGACGGCCGGTTGAACTTTCCTTCTCTTTGCCGCCGCGCGGCGGAGATGGCGGCGGCAAGAAAGTCTTTGCCTTCATCGCCTCGATTGCTCTTTCGCTCGCAACGGGCTGGGTGCTGGCGGGCAATATGGCCTCGAAATGGGGTTTGGCCGCCTTCAAAGCCGGGTCTGCAGCGGCCTTTGCGGCGGCGGCAGGCATTCAGGTCGTTGGGGCGCTTCTGATCACCGCGCTCTCTCCTTCCCCAAAGTCAGATAATCAAAGCGACCGCTGGCGCAATGAGGGCACGGCTTCTTTGCGGGGCAACGTCCTCGATCCTAACGGTGCGATCCCGCGCGTTCTGGGCGAGCGGAAGATCTTCCCACCGCTTGGCACTGAACCACTGACCTATTTCGACGGCGCAGACGAGATCGTCGAGGCCGCTTATGTGCTTGCCGGGCCTCATCGGCTCACCGATATCCGGATCGGGGCCGCAAGCGCCTATGACACGCCCGGCGTCGAGATTGAGACGCGTGAAGGCTGGCCCGGAGATCGGCCGCTGTGGCTCTTGCGGCGGCAAAGCCGCACAGAGGCCCCGCAGGCAGAACTGACGCCGCATCAGGTCGATAGTGAAGATGCGAGCCTGCTCGATCCGACGCTTGATCTATCGCTCACCGTGCCGCAGCCGCAGGTCTTGGCGACGTGGGATAAGCCAGATGAACACCAAGTGCAGATGATCTTTGCGCAGGGGCTCAACTTTGAAGGGGGCAGTACCAAGCTCCGCGTGCCCGTCCGGATCCGCATGCGCCAGCGTGGGACGACAGCGTGGCGTAATCTCCCCGAGCTGCATTTCCAGGGGGCATCGCTGCGCCAGATGCGCTCGACCATCCGGCTGGTTTGGACGGAAGAGGCCGCAACGCCCGCTGCCGCAACCTCAGAAGGCTGGGTCGAAGCGCGTCGAAACTGCCCCGATCAGGCGGTGTCCCCTGCTGAAGGGGGCTGGACTGCCGACGATGCCTTTGGTGCGGCGGGCGATGCTTGGATGGATGCGAGCAATCTTGGCACCACGGGAGTAACCGGCGTTACACTTGATCGCTACACGGCAACGATCCACCTTGACCCCGCGCTTTGGCCCCCAGGGCGGTGGGAGATCGAGATCACGCGCGGGGCGGTGTTCACGCAAGCGAGCTATTCCGCCGCAGCCTATACGGTCAACGGCTCGGTCTGGGCGCTCTTCGGCTATCGCGACCCGGCGACCCCGCGAATCGCCATGTCGCGCAACATGATCGCCGACGCGCTGATCTTGTTGCGTTCTGTATCGATTTGGAACGAGACGCCGATCGTTCCCGGCGATATGGCAATTGTGGCGATCCGCGCGCGCAACAAGCAGTTGGATCGCGTCTCGGTCGTCGCGGGCGGATGGGTACCAGATTGGGACGGCGAGGCATGGCGTGATTGGGCAGTCACCGACAACCCTGCACCGCATCTGCGCGACATCTATGCGGGCCGTCTCAACGCCGACGCCTTGCCCGCCGAACTGGTGGACACCGCTGGATTGGTCGCGTGGCGCGACGAATGCAGTGCAAAAGACTGGCGTGTCAACGCCGTGATCGAGGATCAAGGCGCGGCGGCAGCGGCAGCAATCGTGGCAAGTTGCGGTTACGGCCAGCCCTATGCCTCTGAGATTTGGGGCGTCGTCGTGGACCGCGACACCTCGGAGGAAGCGCCGGTACAGTTGTTTACGCCGCGCAACTCGGCCGAGTTTAGCTGGCGTCGGGCGATGCCGCGTTTGCCTGATGGGTTGCGGGTCAACTTCCGGGATGCCGCAATCGACTATGAGGCCCGGCAAATCACCGTTTTGCGCCCCGGTGGTTCGCCGCGCGGTGTGCTAGAGCAGGTCGATTACGAAGGCCTCGTAACCGAGGACGAGGTTCGCGCACGCGCGCGTTATGATCTGGCGCAACCACGGCACCGGGGCACTTATTACAGCCTGACCGCCCCGGCAGAGGCAATTGTTTGTCGGCGCGGCAGCTTGGTTGCGGTGCAACACGACCAGATCGAGCGCCACGGCGCGACCGCCCGCGTAGCCACGGTTTGGCTCAATACTGAGGGTCTGGTCGCGGCGCTGGATCTAGAGGCTGATGTGCCGCTTATATCTCGGCCCTCTTGGGCTGCGATTGCCGATCTGTCGACCGTCGGGGACGTGTCGTTAATCGGGGCGCTCTCGGCCGCGCTGGTCCGGCGCGCCGACGGTTCGAGCACAATCCACCCGCTGATTGGCGATGGCGATAGCGATAAAATCGTCTTCGCCACCCCGGCAAATCCTGACGGGATCAAAGAAGGGACGTTGGTTTCTGTCGGCCTGCACGGCCGGGAAACCCTGCGCTGCAAGGTCTTGGATATCGAGCCGCGCGACGATCTTCAGGCAACTCTGACATTGGTAGACGAGGCAAACGAGGTGCATCACGATGGCTGACCGCTCCCTTTATTCTCACCTCTCCGATCCCGCGCCGAGCGGACTGCAGTTCCTCGAGCAATATGGTGATCGGCTCGGGCAGCTTTTCGCGGCGGCGATCTGGCCCTTGTCCAATGTGGGCGGCACCGGTGATGCCGTGACCGCAACGCTCGATCCACCACTCACCGCAGGTTTGCTCGAGCATATGCGGTTCTCGATCGCGTGGGCGGCAACGAACACGGACAATATGACCTTGTCGATCGATGGCGGCACGCCGGTCCCGGTTCTGACTGCGGCGGGTTTCGCGATGGCAGGCGGTCAAGCGCAAGCCGGAGCGCGGGTGATATTGGAATATGTTGGCGGGGCCTTCGTCATTGTCAGCGGCGGCGGCAGTGGTAGCAGCGCTGCCGATCCTTACTACATCGCGATCACAGCCAGCACGACTTGGGTGAAGCCGTCAGGTTTTGCGGACAACACGCCTGTTCTGATTGAGGCTTGGGGCGCAGGCGGATCCGGTGGTCGCTACAATGGGCTTAGCGTTCCCGGAGGTGGTGGTGGCGGTGGAGGCTATGTTGCGCGCCGCCTGCTCTATGCGGACCTGCCCCCCTCGATCTCGATCATCATTGGCGCCGGTGGTGCCTCTATCACTGGCGGAGACACGGGCAATGTTGGTGGCAGCACCACGGTCGGCACGCTTCTGACGGCTTGGGGTGGCGGTCGAGGCGCTTCCTCAGGAGGAGGTGGTGGTGGCGGCGAAACCGCAGCGGGCAATGGATCCGTTGGTGGCGCACCGGGCGGTGGTGCGGGCGGCGCAACCGCCGCTGGAGATGCTGCGCGGACGATTTGGGGCGGTGGCGGCGGGGGACAAGGCACCAATGCTAACCTTGTCGGCGGCGCGGCGGTCTTTGGTGGCGGCGGCGGCGGCACGGGCTTAGGCAGCTCGACTGGCGGCGCCGCTGGCGGCGTTTCTGTTTTCGGAGGTGCTGGTGGGCGGGGCTGTACCAGTTCTGGCGGCGCGGGGACGGCGGGATCCGCGCCGGGTGGCGGCGGTGGCGGTGCCCATACCGGAGCTTCAGGAGCTGGCGGCCGCGGCGAGGCTCGCATCTGGATCGGAGGTGTTTGATGAACCTAGCACAGATTGAGAGCGGCATCGTTGCCAACGTCATACAAGTCGATCCGACCGCTGTACCAAATTGGGCCGCAGATTGGCCGGAACTTCCTGACGGCGTCGGAATTGGCTGGGCTTGGGATGGCGCGGTTTGGGCGCCACCGCGCGGCCCGGCATCTGAACAGCTCTTGGCGGACGCCAAGGCGAAGGCGTGGCAAAAATTGTCCGAAGCTATTTGCGGGGCACGACTGGCTCTGATCACCGATCTGCCGGGCCAAGAGATGATCTACCTCGCAAAAGAGGCAGAGGCCCGCGCATGGATCACCGCCGAAGCCCCCGTGCTGGCGGATTACCCGCTCTTGGCCGCTGAGGTGGGCATCACGGCCCCAGACGCCGATGCGCTCGCCCAGATTTGGCTGAACCTCTCAAGCAACTGGCGCACCGCCGCTGCACAGTTGGAAGCTCGTCGAATGACCGTCTCCGCTGAGATTGAGGCGGCGGGGACGCTGGCAGACATCGCAGCCGCACTCAGCGCCCTGAATGGCTGACCTGAAACGGAGGATAAAATGGCCTACAACGCAACTAAAAACGTTCCTAAGCACACCATGACGCCGCTGAGCAGTGGCCCTGTCACGGCACTGCGCGCGCAACTCACCAGCGGCGCTGAACTGGAACTGCTCGTCACCACGATCGCCACGGCCCCGGCCGACCGGAGCGGCGCGGTGACGCTCTACCCGCATGTGATCTTGCCGCTTGATACGCCGCTGTCGGCGCTGTGGGCTGAGGCGAGCTCTGGCGTCTATGTGTGGGGCTACAGCCTCGTCGACTGCATCGTGAGCGTGAACCATGCGTGATCTGTTCATCGGGGGGGCGCCAGGATCGCCCTTCGTGCTGGGGCGCGCCCGATATCGCGTCCTCATGATCGGGGGCGCAGTGGTCACCGATGCGCAGGGCCGCGCTTATCTTGTCCGTGTAGGGAGTATCTAAATGACTATTACGGGATTTCCGATTGAGACGGTATCGGGCGATGGGCTCGTTGCGGATCTCAAAGCAACGCGCGGCCCGCAGGGCACCGCGATCATCAAAAACAAATGGGTTGCAACGGGGATGGTGCTGAGCAAATCAGCTACATCCCGGACGTTGCACCTATCCCAATCTGGCACCGTTGGTACGGGCATCAGCCGCGCCAAAATCGACGGTATCGTCGTGGCTCTGCCAGATGTGGCAGATCAGGTTGCCGTGCCGACGAACTTCACAGGCGCGGCGATCATTTACACCGTCTATTTGGTGGCGTCCGGTGGGGCCTATGCCGTGCAGATCGGCGAGACCGTGCCTGACGCAGCGCTCGCGCTCTATACGGTCACAGTCCCTGCGGGTGACGCGGGCACCAGCCTCGCGGCGGTGACGCTTGCAGATGTGCGGACAATCCAACCTGCGCGCGGGTGGGTGACATCGGTCACGCCATTCGTATCGGTCGCGCTGGCGGCGGATTTGCCCTCCACCAACTACGCGGTGGCGGTTGACGTGCTGAGCGCGACAGACCTTGCCGCTGTTGGGGCTGTCACGGTCTACGACAAAGCTGTCAACGGCTTCAAAATCAAAATGTCTGGCAGCGCCGATAACGTCAGTGTGCGCTGGACCGTCCTTAAAGCACCGGAGTAAGTGGCATGAATATCACCAAAATGACCAATGGCCCGGTCATCGACTGGGCGCTAGATGGCGCCGCGCTGACCTTTGCTGGGGCGCTGACCGTGGACCTCGAGGCGGAGGCGCGCGACGTGGGGCGCGCAATCACAGTTTTTGTGGATGCCGCAGGCATGCCCTCATTTGAGGGTGAGAAATATGCTGCCGTGATCGTCGTCCCGCCGCGCCAATACACCGAGTCGGAGGTCGATGAAGAAGCGGTCATCGTGCCGCTGGCGATCAATTTGGACGCGGTGCAACTGCAACTGTGGGCGCTGCCCACCAGCGAGGGCTAAGCCATGTCGATTATTATTTCCGCGCCGGACGCGCTGCGCCAATCTGTCGAGGCTGCCTCTGGTGGTCAAAATACGGTCCTCTATGACGTAGCGGGCTATCCCTCTGTCATGTGCGTGGTGCCGCGCTTCAATATCGAGGATATCGATCCGGCGCTTGGTTCTGGCGCCCATCCGGCCTTTATCGTCAATGGTGTGGCGCGCAGTGAGATTTTCGTCGGAAAGTATCTGGCCTCGGTCCATGATAACCACGCCCTGTCCCTGCCGGGCCAAGACCCTGCGGCCTCTATCAATTTCGACACTGCCGATGCCCGCTGCAGCATCAAGGGGCCGGGATGGCACATGATGACCAATGCCGAATGGTCTGCGGTTGCGCTGTGGTCGTGGAAAAACGGCACCATGCCGCGCGGCAATACGTATTTTGGGCGCGATTATGACCAGAAATACGAAACTGGTCGGCGGCAAGACGGTGCCGCGCCCGGCGATGCGACCGGCAGTGCGCGCACTCTGACTGGCTCCGGCCCTGTGAGTTGGTTGCATGATGGCAGCCCGGCAGGCATCGCTGACCTGACCGGCAACGTGTGGGAATGGCAGCGCGGCCTGCGCCTCGTGGATGGGGAAATCCAGATCATCCCTGACAATGATGCAGCGGCCACAAACGCCGACCACAGCGCCACCAGCGCGCTCTGGCGGGCCATTTTGCAGGATGGGACGCTCGTCGCTCCCGGCACGGCCGATACGTTAAAATGGGATGCCACTGGCGCAACTGGGACGGGCAGCCCTCAGCTTGCCACCGCAGTAACAAGCCAGTCAGACGGAAGCACTTATATGTTCGCGATGTATAAAGATCTCGGTGCGGCATCTGGCGTCACGGCTCCTAACCTGCTGAAACTTCTGGGGGCCTTCCCGCATGACACCACAATAGAGCGAGGCCGCGTCTATGTTCGCAATATCGGAGAGCGTCTGCCGCTCCGTGGGGGCAACTGGGGCAACGGCGGCGATGCCGGCGTCTTCGCCCTCAGCCTGAGCGGCCCGCGTTCGCGCGTGGACGCGGGTATCGGCTTCCGGCCCGCTTTCGTGATCTGACATCTGATCACCTGATTTCTGCCGGGGTGGGCGATAGCCCGCCCCTTGACCTTGAACCAACGAAGGAGGCTGCGGTGGAAGACCTTAAGATCCGCCGTAAATGCGAGGACATGATCGCATATGGCTATATTGTGTTGCGGCAATTTCCCAAGGCTGAGCGCCACGTGCTCAGCCAAGAAATCCGCAACACGATGTGGAGCCTGCTTCGTTTGATCATCATCTGCAATAAGCGGTACTTCAAGAAGACCACGATGCAAGATCTGGATGCGGAGCTCGACTTGCTGCGCAGTCAGGTCAGGATGGCCCAGAAGCTCGGATACCTCTCCTTTAAAAGCTACGAAGTCTGGAGCCGCCATCTTGATGAGATCGGCCGCATGATCGGCGGCTGGTTCAAGAGCTTGCAGGAAAGGGGCGCGGGTAATGTGGCTTGAGCGTCTGCCGATCCGTGGGGGCAACTGGAACAACGGCGGCAATGCCGGCGTCTTCGCCCTCAACCTGAACAACCCGCGTTCGAACGTGAACGCGAGTATCGGCTTCCGGCCCGCTCTCGGGGATTGCCAGAAGTCGCAGCCTCAAGGGGCTGCCTCCAGCGCACCTTCGAAAGGACCCGCGCTCCTCGGCCAAGCGCCGAAAAACGTGAACAGGCCGGAGCGGGACAGTATTCGCCTTATGGTGCTGACCCCTCGCTCCGGCCGCTCTCGCAATGGCGGCGACAATGGCTAAAACTTACAAGAACATATTTGAGCGCATGACAACATTTGAGGCTCTGCATCGCGCCTATGGCCGCGTCGTGAAGGGTCGTCGCCATCAGATGGATGTGATCCGCTTCGAGGCAAGCCTTGAAAGCAACCTGATCGAGATCCAGAACAGCCTGCTCTGGAAGAGCTACCAAACCGGGCCTTACCGCAACTTCAAGGTCTTCGAGCCGAAAGAGCGTGACATCGCTGCGCTGCCAATCAAAGATCGCATTGTGCAGCATGCGCTGGTCGAGGCGATTGACCCGATATGGGCTGCGCGCTTCATTTTTGACACCTATGCCTGTCGGCCGGGAAAGGGCACCCATGCGGGCGCCGATCGCGCCCAGGCGTTTCTGCGCGCAACCCTGCGCGAGCACGGGCAAGTGTTTGTCCTGAAGGCCGACATTGCCAAGTATTTCCCATCGATCTGCCATGACGTGCTGAAGCGGCTGATGCGCCGTCGCATTGCTTGCGATGACACTCTGTGGCTGATTGATAACATTATCGACAGTACGGCCGAGGCTGGCGACCCTTTGCCGCGCGGGATCCCGATCGGCAACCTGACCTCGCAACTCTTCGCGAATATCTATCTTCACGAGCTGGACGAGTTTGTGAAATTCGACCTCCGCGAAACGCAGTACCTGCGCTATATGGATGACTTCGCCATCGTTGGGCATGACAAGGCGCATCTCCATGTGGTGCGCCGTGATATTGAAGATTTCCTGCATGCCCGCCTGGGCCTGCGCTGTAATCACAAGACGCAGATATTTCCTGTTTCACTCAGCAACGGCCGTGCGCTCGATTTCCTCGGCTACCGTATCTGGCCGACGCACAGAAAGATCAGGAAGGACAGCGCAGGTCGGATGCGGCGCAAAATGAAGCGCATGGCGAGGCTCTATCACGAGGGCAAGATGACCTGGGATCAAGTCCATCAGGTCATCATGAGTTGGATCGGCCATGCCGGACATGCCAGCACCTACAAGCTGCGCACCCGCGTCCTGTGCGATGTGCCGTTCGTTCCGCCGCCGCTCGCTGTTTCGTATTCGGCGCCCGTGTCGACAGGGCCTGACGCAGGACCCGCAAAGGTATGCGGTGGGCGCATATGA